TGTTCACCTCCTTATAATTCACCCCGCCGGCCAGCGCGCCCATGTCCTTCGGTGCTGCGCGTTTGGCGTTTCGCACCATTGTTTGCACAGACGCCTTCAGTTCCGCATGTATAAGAGCTTGCGTTTTGGCTCCATAGGCGTTGAGGTTTTTAATTACCTCTGCGATACCCGGCGCCGATATGTTTATCATTCCTGCCACTACTTCACGCTTTTGCTTATTACGAATTCATATAGATGCCGTTTTTCATCATACAGATTCCAATCATGGATTACATATGTCTCACCTGCTATAACGCATATTGATGAACCGCTCAGGTTATTAATCAAGTTCAACTGAAGCCGGCAGATCATCTTATACCACTGCGCCACCTCAACCTGACCGCGATCTGCCTGTTTAACTGCCCTTTTCTTTTCCAGGCTACACCTGGTAGTCAAGAACGTTTCAAAATTATCCTTGCTACCAGCGCCCAGCGACCCGCGATTATTCTTCTTGAACACCACGATCTTTTTTAACTGCCCTATATGGAACGCTACACCCATGAGCAATCGATATAAGGTTTCAGATACTGCATTGCATCGGCGCTAATACCTGTTGCTCTCTGCACTGTATCGTTCCCTGCTGCGCTCAATGTCGTTGTTTCGTCGCCCCGATGTTCATATCGGTAGGCTATCTCTGATCTAATGGCCAGCATCAAATCTTCAGGAATCGGATTGTCATATTCTATTTCTTCATCCTCACCGTAACCGGCAGAATAAGTGATCTTATGGCGCCCGCATCTTCCGGTATTAATCCATTTAAAATCTTCTCCATCGGTTGTGTAATCAGTTACTGTCAGTGTATCGTAGTCGGGCGTCCCATCGGAGTTTGTCCCTTTCCGGAACAATACCTCTGTTATCTCTCTTACCGGCCCATGAGGCAACTTAAATTCCCTTGTCAGATCTGCTGTAACTATTATTGTCCTTGCCACCAAAGACAGTTTAGTCTTCTTCTCAATAGCCTGCCGCACTTCGGTTATAAGCAGGGTAAGCAAAGTGTCGTCATCGGTATTTACCGTGTCGATGATCAGCCATTCCTTCACTTTAGCCAGCGTTACCGGCTCAGTAATGGATGCCGCTTGCCTGTTCTTTATATCCTTTATAGTGTTTAGCATTTATAAGGAATTGTTCAAGTTGTTCAAGTTGTTTTGCCGGATTCAGTTCCGCTGCACGCTGCCTGCAAGCCGCGCTTACTGACCTGTAATATTTTTCATTGTCCATCTTGTTGATATGCTTTACAATCGGTTGTATGTCATACGTATCGCCATCGTGTTCAGTGATCTTGCCATTTCGGTCGGCTTTACAAGGGCCGCGATCTGGTATATACAAGCCCGCATCCCCGCAATTTTCTATCAGTCCCTTAGTTCCGGTGCAGATCACCGGTATACCGTTACACATTGCTTCAGTCGCCGTACGGCCCCAGCTTTCATAACGTGATGGCATTAGCAGTATCCTAGTGCGCCGGTATACGCTGAGTATGTCGGGGCTGTTTGGCAGCAACTCAACATTTGGGCACTCGCTCATGATCCTCTGTGCGATCTCCGCCTGCAGCCCACCATCATCATAACTGCCGTACACACCGATAAACTTTGCATAAGGCATTGTCTTCGCCACCCGATAAAGGATATACCCGCCTTTATTTTCATTGATACTGATCATGGTTATCGCCTTGTTCCCCCATGGATCAGGACAAACATTGTAATAACCAGCGTCGCAAGGCGGGTACATTATCATATTCGGCCACTTGTAGGCTAAAGTGTCCTTTACCCATTGGCTATTGTAAACGATATGAACATCCGATTTTGCATCTGGTATCGGGTTCGGGTCATAAGTGTAATGACTGTGAATAAAACAGGCTATTGGCCTCTTAACAAGCCTTGCGATATTGATTGCCCATTTAGTGTAATCCAGATGGGTTAAGATCACATCAGCCCACCGGTAAGCATCCAGGTTGTCCTGTGGATCGCCTTGCACCCTTACGCCTTCATAATAATATGGCACCTTTACGCTATGCATTTTGGCTTGCATGAGAATTACACGCACCTCATGGCCCTGGCTGATCAAGTATTTATTAATGTGGTGAGCCATTAGTTCGCTACCGCAATTATGCTTAGGAGGGTATAGATGTATGACCCAGAGCAATCTAAGTCCCATAGTAAATAAAATTTGTCCAGTTAGTTCTTATTCCTTTTAAAACTGACGACAAGTGTGTTGTTGAAATACAAAGCCACTCAGCCGCTTCCTTAACGGACATCACTCGGCCAGTAAAAAGACATTGCACTTTCTTCGCTCCCGGATGGTTAATTCCAAATCTTCCTTTACACGGTCCTTTATTCAGCCCAAAATCATACGCATGCTGTACGTTACCGCTATATGTTGTCCACTCTAATTCTGACGCCCTGTTATCTGTTGTTATTCCTTTTAAATGGTTTATTATATTGTGTCTTTTAGGATTTGGTACAAATAGCTCTCCTACCAGCCTATGCACTTGAACATCCTTTCTTTCCCCATTGTTGAACAATGCAACGAATAGGTATTTTCTTTCAGGGTATTCCTTGCATCCGCTTAACCTTTGTTTAAGCATTTTCTCCTTAGTGAAATAGCTGCCACCATTAAACAGTTGCACCATCTTAGGCAGCGATTTAACCCTGCCTAAATTGCTCACAGCGTATAGACCATTAAATCCAGGCACGTCTGCCCATAGTTCACCGGGCAAATTGTTAAGTGTTAATATTTTCCATGCTCCATTCATACAACCACCTCCTTCTTTTCATAGTTGATCACCGTCCATTCGGGACAGTAAATGTCGTTGCCCGTTATATCGGTATAATTCGGCCCAAACCAGGGCGCTGGCGCTATCACCTTTTTATCATTTGCCTCGCCTAATATGGCTGCCATTGCGCTGTAGCTGCTGTTGCCGATGATGAAGTGGCGGCAAGCCTTCATTGATTTGAATTCATCAATGTAATTACCCGGTATCCAATTGTCATCTGTGCTGCCTTCGCCTACAACAAATTGAATTGCTTCACAATTGATTGTTTCCGGAAACATTTCCTTTGCCTTGCTTATATCATCACTATACACCCTGAATTTTGTACCTGTTGGCATTCTCTCCATGGCCGGACCGTAGTATCGCATGTCCATACGTGGATGATAAGCATTGTCATAATCACCCAGCCTCACATGAATGGCGCAATAGTCGTTTTGCGGATACTCATCCTTCATTCTGAAATACCACTTTACTTCATCAAGGCAGTGCTCGAAATATTTCATCGACTGCATATGCCCTGATAGGCTACAGCTTTGAGTTAGTTTAATATCATGATACCCCCAATGAACAAACTTATCAGGCAATTGCGGGCCTTTATAAACCGGTAGCGGATTCTCGAAGTACTTCTGCAAGTCAATATCCTCCTGACTGCTGAACCGCTCAACATGGTCATAGTTCTTCCACTCAGGAAAGGCGAAATCAAAACCGTTTTTCCTGGCAATGCCAATCGTGCCGGCTATCTGAAAAAGCTGGTTAGCGAACCGGCCATAGCGACCTAATTGGTGATATGTGACTATGTTTCTACCCATTTGTGGTCGTCATTAAAACATTCTTTTCAGTGCTGATCTCAAAATCACAGTGCCAGGAACCTGCATTGCCTTGCATCAACTCGTATGACTGGCCATATTGCCGAATACAAAAGCCGGTTACAATTCTTTCCCTTTGATCAGGATCTGTTTTAAGAAACACAATTTGACCGAGTTCGAATTTGTTGTCAATTACTTTCATGCCTTCAACCAATCAGTTTTAAAATATTGTTCAGCGTTCTTCAGCCCGTCGCCCTTGATTTCCGGGAACAGCTTTTTATATTGCTTATCGACGAATACCAGGTTGCCGGTGTGGCAGAGCAGGAAATACCCTTTTTCGATGCCGAGCTCAACCATTACTCGATACCCGGCACCACCTTCTTTATTGAACCCGGCTTGATCAGGCGGAATACTGCTGTCTATCTCGACGATAACAATCTTTGGTTTTGCCTTCAGTGCTTTGAATATCTCATAGTCCTGGCCGTCTGTATCAATGCTCAGTACGTCGCATTTGTCGTCAACGAATGCGTTGATGTTGTATTTATCAACATGGCTGCACTGGCATTTCACGCTCGGGTAAGACTTCCAGTTTTCTTCACACTGTTTCCATAACTGAAACTCCGATTCGACCATTTTACCCGTCCAGCCATCTTTAAGCAGTAATGCAGTATTGCTGCACCATATTCCGTTGTTTGCACCTACCTCTACAGCGTGACCTGATTTAATCTTCAGCCGGGAAAGGCATTCGATTAAAATACCCTCCTCGCCGTTCTGAGAGAATGTGATGTTTGATGCATATTTATTTAAGAATTCAAGCATGTTATATGTGTTTCCAATTCTCCCAGCAATACGGGTAATGCCAGCTGAGTTTATGTGTTAAGGAAAGTTGTTTGCTTATTTCGTTATACCATTTTTGATACGGGATGCCAGCAATCTGATGAAACTGCACCTGAATGTTTTTAATGCGCCTGTGCAACCCCGCACCGATTATGTGACTCAGTACGTCATACTCCGCGCCCTCAATATTTATTTTCAGCAGATCTATAGACTCGTACTGCTCAATAAGTTTATTGACATCAAAGCATTCATATTCATGATCACCTGGCTCAAAGAGGCTGCTGTAATAAGCTCGGCCACCGAATGACATTTTTCCTTCGTGGGTTCCTGCCGCTTTGTTGATGACTGGCCCATACTTAAAATCCCGGATGTATTCGGTTGGCTCAACCACTACCACCTTGCAGCCATAACGCTTGTGAATCTCTGTTGCCCATTCGCCACGATATGCGCCTAAATCGATCACTATGCTTGTAGGGCTCAGCTCATACTCATACCTGATATGTTCCAGGCCATCATGCTGCCATGCGGCTAATGAGTTTTCGTTAAGGCTGATATGTGGCTTTAGTTCATTCACGCTGATATGTTATATTTTGATCTGAAATATCTCTGCATGTGTCGGCTAAGGTCATCAGTTGCCGTAAAGTCATTGTTGCGCATACGGTGATGATGGAACAGCACAGGGTAAGCGTCAGTGTAACCGGTTTTTTCATAGGTAAAATGTCCTGCGTTGTACATGGCCGGCCACCAGTGGAAAGACATTAGATTTATATATGCTAGGCTCGTTAAAATAGCCTGGTCGTGTCTATGCTCTTTGAACTCAGGATGGTTTGGTGTCACGCTGGGGCTGTCATCAATAAGCCCTGGTTTGCAACAATGGTGTAGCCACGCATCGACGAAAACACGAGCCTCCTTTGTATTTCGAATAACAATGACGCTTGCCTGAACTTGATAATGGTATTTATCATTGTAGTCCTCACCAGACGGCAACAAAGCGTCGGCCTTGCACCAATGCACGTGCTGCCACATGTTCCCAAATAACCATATATCGCCAGTCATCCGGTCGATAATGTGATTTACGTTGTTGACGATCTCAACCCCGGCGTCGCAATAGACCAGATAATCGCCGTCCTTCATCTTCTTCAGTTCCCGATCAATGAAATAAGGTTTCCATAACCAATATCCGCATCCGCGTGGCTGATCCAGTATTGCCGCATTCGCTTTTCTGAATTTGGCATCAATATCTTTAGGGCCGTATACCTTCACCTCGTGCACATTGTTCTGCAATGCGCTCATTTCGCAGATTTTAGCTGCGATAGTCATATTATCGTCGGTGAAGGTGAGTAGGCGAGTCATAAATTATCGATTGGATTACCTTTTACAATTCCTCCTTCAATAAATGACGGAGCCGTGATTAATCTCATTTGTGATGCTATAAAGTGTTCATCATAATTCACCTGGCAATCCCATATCTTACTATGCCGGGGCCGCTGCCATGCTGCCATAGGATTGATCACGTAGGAATTTAACCGGGTAAGGTTGGCAGAAAGCCAGTTATCGTACATGCACTCACTGAACCCCGGTTGGTTTTCAAGGATGAATGGGATGCATTTTTTGTTGTAGCCGATACAGTGGGTGGTGTATGCCCCCTGTATCTTAAAAAGGTTATCGGATATCTTCACCGGTTTTTCATCCTGAATATTGCAACCGAGGTAAACAATATCCCAGTCAACAGGCAATTCATTAAGCGCCTGCTCAACATGGTCATGGCCTTTAAACACGCAGTCGTCTTCCATGAACAACAGCCGCTCATTCGAGCTTTCAAAGAACTCTATAAGGATTTGGCGTGTGCTGGCGTTAAACGACTGATGCGGTCCGATGTGCGGGATGGCATTGAACCGCTGAACATCGTTTAATCCGATCCGGTTGAATTCCGCATCGGCCTTTGCCCACTCGCTCTGGTCAGCTGTTAAACAAACTTTTCTATCGAAAAAATCCAACATAGTGAATATTAAGAACCAGTTGAACAAATAGGCGGGATTCTAACTCCGCGTTACGCTACTCCTCCGGCATTAGCACCATGCCGTGTAGCTTTGCCTTTCGACTTTCAGACTTTGACAGTTAGGTGCTTCCTTGTCCACTACTCGCCAACTGGTTTGAGATATTATACTTACGCTCCACCTACTAAAAATGCATCAGGGCGCAGAATGGCTACCTCTGCACGAGCTTCACCACGGAAGGTGATCAGGTTGGCATACACTGCCTGATCATGCGTGTTAAACATCCGCACATTAAAGCCTTCGCCAGCCTTCTGTGTGATCAGAGCTTTACGGAAGTCGCCGATTAATACCTCATCATCTGCCAAAGCGTTGCTTGAGCATTTCGTCAAGCGCAAACCGGCAAACAGGATAGTACCATCAGGTAACACGATGTATCCGCCTGGTGTACTGTAATCAGCAGGTTTTGTATTTATTAGGTTGGCCCAAACACGCGGCCTTACCACTATATCGGTCGGCTGGTAGTTGTTGCTTTCCAGATTAGCTATATAGTGTGGTATTCTTTCAGCTGTAACTGTTACACCTGCAGGAACAGCAGATGAACCAACGGCGGCATCAATCAAGGAATTGAAAAAGTCGAATGACTCTGTACGCAGATAGTCTTCAGTCAATTCCTCGGTGATGTACTGAGACAACCCAGGGATATCCTGGATCATTTCAGCGGCCACATCTACCGTACCTGCACGGTACCGGCTGGTAACCGTAACCATGGTGTTATCATAGTCGCGTTTTGTTTTAGTGGCTCCGGGCTGTGTGGTTACAGCAACCGAACCTTCGCCGGCAGGAATGTTCTGGCGCAGGAAGATATACAAGCCGGTAGTGGTATCGATAGTGCGCACCAGGTCACGGAAGTGTACCATTTGACGACCACGCACCGCAAACTGGTTATCCCAGGTAGGAATAGCGGAAATTGATGCGCCGGTGATGTTGCTGGCTATGGTCATCGTACCTACCGCTTTAGTCTTCATGAACGGCAGGGCGTTGTTCACGTTGTTGTGCAGGTCAGGTCGGAACTCTTTTACTGCATTTTCTGCGGCGGCTTCAAACTCCTTTAAGAAAAGATCCTTTACGCCAGCCTTATTCTCTGGCAACGTAAATTTCATCTGGCCGGCTTTCAACTGCAATTCCTTCACCTCATCCTGAATCTGCTTCAGGGTAGCGCCTTTTTCACCGAGCAGCCCGTTAAGCTCTTTCACCGTGTTTTCGTACTCGGTGATTTTTGTGGCTTGGTTTTCATTAAAGGCTTTCATTTCGCCAAGCTCTTTGGTTCTGAGTCCCAGTTCCTCTTTAAGTTCCTTGTAACGGGCTTCAGTGGCCGTGTTCAGCTTTTCCAGTGCTTCCAGCTCAGGCGATTTGCCCTCACCGTCGGTTTTATAAGCGGCATAACCGAACCGGTTAGTGCCAGGCATACGCCGGGTGGCAATCTTAGGCAATCCCATTGCCATGCTTACCGCCACCAGCGACATTAAATTGCGTTTCATAATGTGTTCACATTTAATAATGAGTAATTGATTGCTTTCAGAAACTCATTATCTCCCTTGCTGGCAGACGGCTCATGAGTGGTATTACCCGGCTCAGAGTGTACAGCGGTATCAATTTCAGATAATAGCTGTTTCGTATTGTCAAGCTCCTTTTGAATACGTTGTATGCACTCATCGGAAGCCTTGGTATTTTGAATGAATTTTTCCATTGCTTTAACACCGGCACGCAAATCGGTAATCTCTTTTACACCATATTCCAACCGGCGCTTTAGCCATGCGATATTATAAGACTGATCTGCAATCAGCTCATTAATATAACTCCACATATCAGTACCCTCTGTTACAGTTTCATTCATCTGTACACACAGCCGCAAAGCCTCATTGCGATTATTGATCAATGTGCGCAGAAAGTTTTTTTCTGCGTCGTTCAGGTCTTTTGTTTCAAAATCGAAATGCTTCATGACGCTCACGACTCCGCTATCCTTGTGGGCGCCCCAATGGGTAAGGACAGACGTTTCAAGCCACTGTACTTCTTTTAGGTCCACGCCCTTATTTGAAAGTTTTGACGTTTTTACAGGATTGAATCCGAATGAGCTTGCCACGATTATTTTTTCATCCAGCTGCTTTAATGTGTCCTCTCCTTCCGTGTGGGTGCCCAAGTAGGCCTTGATGTATGCATGCTGTTCATCTTCCCAAAAGTCATCCACCCGCCCGGGTCCGCTGTACTTATTGTGGTTTTTAAACAACCTGATGTCTGAACGATTTTCGTTCCAGCTTTTCGTGAACATGCCTTTATTGGCACGATCGCCTTCACGATCAAGGCTGTTGTATGTAGCCTGAGCAATTACAGCGATCCTTTTTTGAAAATCAATATCTTTGATGGTTAAATCATCCTTAGATATCTTCATTGCCTTTGTAAGCATGTCACAATATTTATGCTGTTACTAATTGTTGTTTAGGTATAAGTTTCCCGTTTTCATCTCTCATTGGCACCAGTGCCGCCGTACACCTGCAGTTGATTACATTGCCAGCACTTGCAGTTGGATCACCCGGACCTGTCATCATCTCCACGCCAACCGGCAGATTGCCTTTGTAAATTGACACTGCGAACTTTGCATCCTGCGCCACTATCTCGCCATCTACCGCCCGGTGGCTGTGCCTTGTACGGTGATCATTGGCCGCAATCCACTCTTTACCGGTTTCATAGTCGCTTTTGTCTGCTGCCAGCTTACGGCCTATATCCGATGCAATCAGCGTTTCAGTTCTTACGATCATCCTTGCACGCCACAGTAACATTTCGGGATCACGCAGGGCATCAGCGATTCTTTCATATCCCCATCCTTCACGCTGGCCTTGTTCAAGCACCGCAAGTATCTGATCACGGGTTGTCTGTGATATTGGATAAACTGCCCTATCGAGTAAATGCAGTTTGAAATAGGCTATTATGTCTTCAGCCCACTCTGCATTAAACCCGAATGATGCGGCTTTTGTGCGTGTCCTGACTGCTTTGTTTATCTCACGTAACCCCTTATTTGCAAAGAACAACCCGGATAATACATGTAGGTCGGTAAGCACTGGTTCGATCTTTTCATTAAACACCTGCATATCGATTTGACCCTTTGCCATCTCTGGCCCTCTGGCCTTTATGATCGGCAACGCCTGTTCAACTTGCCATTCAAGCGCCTCGAATACTCTGCCCATGAACTTCCGTTCGATCCGTTTGGATTGAGCGGCGTATTTGGCGCTGTATTCTCTGCGTTGGGCCTGGTTCATTTACTTTTAGATTTCTTATAACCAATGAAATCTTTATTAAGGCTCACTGGTGACTTTGCTAAATCAGCGATGTTAAATGAAACCAAATCTGATTTTTTCACCTTCACGAACCCTGCTATGTATTTTGATTTACTTGTTTGTTTTCCCATTCTTTTATTTTAAGTTCTGTTTGTTCCGGTGTTAACCCTTCCAACTCGTTCAGCCACTTTTGCAACCTCACTTCCCTGGCTGCCTCCACATTTTTCTTCATCCTTGCACACAGGTAATCAGTTGGTAATTGTTTTGCTATGATTGCTTTCAACCTCTCGATCATAATGCGTTCAGTTGCTTTTGTAAGCCTACTCTTTTCACCATCCCTTCACTTAGTATCATTTCAACTACCTTCAATGCTACATCGGGATTGCCTGCCATAAACCGGTTAACACTAGTCGGAAGCGCCCCGCTAAACCGGGTCTTTTTAAACCGTTCCACTTCCTTTTCCATCTCATCAATAAGCGCTATTTGCTCATTGATCTTATTGGCCTTCTGTAATTGCTCATTGGTCATGATGTTATGCCCCTCTTTTTCAGTTCTGCAAGCTGTTCCTCATACCCATCACCCTGCATGCTCTCCGCTACCTGACTTAGCGGCTGATAACCGGATGGTATCCAGGGTTCGTCAAACAACGGGTCGCCGTATGCCTCATATCCCTGTGCAATAAGTTTCTGATTCGGCGTAACCCAGTATGCTTTGAGTAATGTTTCAACCAACTTATTCATGTCCTCCTGCAGCTCTGGCAACTCGGTGAAGTCGCTTATGATTTTCGCCTTGCCTACCAAATCGAAGGCCGGCAGTAAGCGCAGGTTAAACAAGTCGTCCAACTCTTTCGAGCCGGGTATGATCACATCATTAACCCAATTACGTTTGGCGTTTTCAAGGTTAGCAAGGGTTGCCTCTGTTGGTATGAATAGCAGGTGAGGCGTGTCGTACAATGCACATAGCTCTTGCTGGTTCTTCGTTCTACCTTCAATAAGGCTGAGGTCTACAGCGTTAATCGCCAGATCGATGTATTCCCATTTATACCCCATAAGGAGCGCTACGGCCCCTTTAATATCGTTCTCGTTGATCTTGGCATTAACTACAGTCCTGATATCGGCCTCTTGTTGCGTCGTGAGTGAATCAACCCCTACCTCAGGCGCGAACAGTATACCCTTGGCCCCATCGTTCTGGTACATGCGAACGCTGCTCTTAACAATGTCCTTGTTCTCCTGAACTGTCTTGTTACCCGGTGTTAACCGCGTCATACCGCGCAGGTGAATTCCAGATGTGGGATCAAACTTCAGATTAAGATCACGCCAGTGGATTATATCGCCTTTACGGATCTCCAATTTTACCCCAGCCACTTCAAGGCAATAACCGGTTATACCGAATACATTCTCAGAATCAGAGTACACCTTCACATAGTTGGATGGCAATACGTACATTTCCAGAACTGGCATAGCGTCCATTTCCTTATCGTTACGATCCACCAGCTGGCCGGTATTCTTATCGTACCGCTGTTTCACATTACCCCGATTCAACCAGATAAACGCCTCCCCTGTTGCGAGATAGAAGGCGTATAGCAACGCCAGAAACTGCGCCCGGCCCTGATACTCATTAGGCCGGTTGAGTAGCGTATTTAAATCACTTTCAAAGAGCTGTGCTGTATTGAGTGATTTTGTTCTCAGTTTGAATTTGGCGCCCTTCTCCTGCATTAATGCCTTTTCATCGTACAGGTAGCGGGGTACAGATGCGAACTTCCTTGCATTTTTGGCTATAATGGCATATATCCAGGTACTTGCATTGAATCCTTCGTCTATTGCCTTGCTTTGGTCAAACTCTGAGATTACTTCCCGCTTACCTAACCACGATGTAAGGCCGCCAGTTCTGCCGCGCATGAGTCGGCTAAATCCGCTCCTTACTGTATTCCAGATATTACCAAAGAACCCGCCACCGGTGCTATACACTACCGTTCCA